GGGTCGTGGACAGGATCTTAACAAACTTCAATCATTCCTTTCAATGCTTCAACCATTAGGTCAAGATGTTATTGCTAATGAGTTAAACATTGGTGATTACTTATCTCGCTTAGGTGCTTCATTAGGAATTGATACACAAGGGTTAGTTAAGTCACCTGAACAGAAACAACAGGAACAACAAGCAGCTCAAGAAGCCCAACAGCAACAGATGATGGCGCAGATGGCTGAGAAGGGTGTTGGCCCTATGGCGAAAGGTGCTGCGGATGCAATGGCACAGATGCCTGAGGAAGAGTAATGTCAACATCAGCAGAGCAACTATTCTATAACGATTTAGCTGACAAAGATCCTATGGAGTACATCGATGCAGAAGTACCCTCTAACAAAAGTTGGATTGAGTCAGAGAGAATTAAACATGGATCGGGGTTGTCTACGGACATCCCTAGAGATGTTCTTGAAGCCAAAGCTGCTTCTAACTTTATGGCTAACTCTAAGATTCTTATAACCTCAAACCCTGCTTACGCTACATCAACACCACAAGAGCAATACACTGCTCTTAATAATAAGTGGAATGGTGTAGAAGAGGAAGTTGTTGAAGAGAAAGTACACGCTGTTGATTGGGGTTTTATTAAAGCACGAGAAGGTAATAAACTTTCAATGTATGTACCCCAAGAGACAAACGCTAAAGGCGTTAAGGAAGTTATAGGTAAATCAGGTAACACAATAGGCATGGGTATAGATTTAGGTCAGTGGTCTGCTGCTGAGTTTAAAAGTGCAGGTGTATCTGAGACTCTTGTAACAACTCTTAACGGCTACTTTGGTTTAAAGAACAAAGCGGCGACTGACTACTTAGCCAAGAACCCTCTTACTTTAACATCAGATCAAGTAGATGAAGTTAATACAGCTATTAAAGGTAAATTACTAGATAAGCTTATTGAAGCGTTTGATGCAGAGTCCTTAACTAAGTTTGTAGACTTAACCGCAGAGCAACAGACAGCCGTTGCCTCCGTGTTTTTCCAATACGGTACAAACAAAGAAAAAAATAAATGGCCTAAGAATTATTGGAAGCAAGTTACAAAAGGTGAATGGGGTAAAGCCGAGAAGAACCTTAAAAACTTTGGAGATGATTTTAAAACTAGGCGTAACTTGGAGGCTGACCTTCTTGTAAAAGACAGGAAGAATGAGTTTAACAAAGCATTTAAAGCCGCTACGAAAAAAGGTGAAAAAATCTTTGACTGGCGTGGTGCCAAGTACACTACTAAAAAAGCTTAACAATTAAAGAGACTATTTATGAGTACAGAAAATTTATCGACACACCAAGAACAAGGTGAGAATCAAGAACACGTAGACGCAATGATTGCGAAAGGTGAGCAACTTGAACAGAATAACAATCCTGATCAAGAGCAACGCCCTGAGTGGCTACCTGATAAGTTTAAAGATGCACAGCAGATGGCTGAAGCATATGCCCAACTCGAACAGAAGATGGGGTCAGGTGAAGAAGCAACACAAGAAAAAGTAGAAGCACCTACAGAAGAAGCAGAGGGTGAAAGCCCTAGTGCTGAGACTGTACAACAAGCTGTAACAGATGCAGGAGTTGACTTTAGTGCTCTACAAGGCGAATACAACGAACAAGGCGGACTCTCAGATGCTACGTATGACACGTTAGCAGAAGCAGGGTTCTCTAAGGATTTGGTAACGAGTTGGATCAAAGGGCAAGAAGCTCTTAACAGCTCTTACGAAAGTGCCGTCTACGAAAGCGCAGGTGGCAAAGAAGAGTATGCAGCAATGACTCAATGGGCAAGCGACAACCTCAGCAAAGCTGAAATCGCAGCCTATGATAAATCTGTAGACTCTGGAGACATTGAGATGGTCAAGTTGGCTATCACTGGATTACGCAGTAAGTATCAATCTGTAGAAGGATCAGACCCATCTTTAATTGGTGGACAATCTACTACCTCAACAGGCGGTAATTATAGCTCGTGGGCAGAAGTGACCGCAGCTATGAAGGATACCCGATACGAAACTGATCCAGCGTACCGTCAACAAGTTGCGAACAAACTTGCTCGCAGCAACGTAACATAGTCTCTTTGGCCTCCTTCGGGGGGCTTTTTTAATTCTAAAAGAAACAATAACACGAAAAACTTATTACCTTTGACCCGCTGCGGTGGACAATCTCAGAGAACAGATTGAGTGTTAAGTGACTGAGTAGAATAATCATTCATTTAAACATTTAACTTAAAAGGTATATTATTATGGTATGGTCAAGTTCAGCTAATGCTGCGGATGTAGATGCAGTATCACGTTTAGGACAAAACAACTACGGTAACTCTAATCGTGAATTATTTTTAAAACAATTCTCTGGTGAAGTATTAACTTCATTTGAAGAGAAAAACATTGCGATGCCTCTTCACAGAGTTCGCACAATCAACAGCGGTAAATCTGCACAGTTCCCAAGTATTGGTGTAATTGATGCTGGTTATCATGCGGCAGGTAAAACCATTCTTGGTGACTCTGTAGCGCATAGCGAAGTAACTGTAACAGTTGACGATCTTTTAGTATCAGCAGCTTTCGTTCCTAAAATTGACGAAGCAATGAATCACTATGAAGTTCGTTCTACTTATAGTAAAGAAATGGGTAATGCCTTAGCTAACGCTGCGGATAAAAACATCTTCTCTACTATCTTAAAAGCTGCTACTACTATTTCTGGTGGTGATCAAGCTGGTTACTGGGCGCACGCAGACTTTGCTGGCATTAACGTAGAAGATCCTGATGCTGGTGGTGCTTTAACTTCAACTGCTGGTGTTATCGATACTGATACTGGTGGCACTGTTGCAACTGGTCAACAAATTGTAGATGCTGTATTTACAGCTTTGCAAAAGTTTGATGAGCATAACGTAACTGGTGAGAAGTTCTTGGTGTTAACACCTGAAGCTTACTACTTGTTATTCGGCGCACAAGCTAACACTCTTACTAACTCTGCGATGAATCGTGATGTTGGTGGTAATGGTAGCGTAGCTTTAGGTCAAGCTCCTTCAATTGGTGGCGTTAAAGTATTAATGTCTAACCACTTGCCTACAGCTTCACAATCTACCCCTACTCCTCTATCTACTGCATCTAACTCTGGCGAAGCTCGTAACGCTGCTTACGATGCAACAGTACCTAACTTGAAAGGTCTTATCTTTACTAAAGATGCGGCTGCTACAGTTAAGTTATTGGATCTAGGTGTTGAGTCTGAGTATCAGATTGATCGTCAAGGTACATTGATGGTAGCTAAGTACGCTATGGGTCACAACGTATTACGTGGCAAATCAGCAATCGCTATTGTTTAATAGTATAATTGAGAGCACTCCTTCGGGGGTGCTTCTCTCTTTATTTTTTCATTGAGGTAAACATGACAACTCCCACAACAAAACTGGAAGCAGTAAACTCCATGCTGTCAACTATTGGTGAAGCACCAGTAAACAGTTTAACATCTGGCTTAGTAGATGCCGAGACTGCTGAGACAATTCTCAATGAAGTTTCTCGAAGTGTCCAAGCAAGCGGATGGAACTTTAACTCGGAACCCAATTATACTGTTGCTGCTAATATTAGCGGTGAAGTAAGACTTCCTACAGAAGTAATTAGAGCAGACTTAGCTGACTCTGAGACAAAGTTTAGAAGCACTAAGAATGAATACGTACAACGTGGCAACAAGATGTACGATAAAATTAAGCACACTTATAATATAGGCGCACCTCTCACACTAGATGTGGTCGTCCTACTCAATTATGAATTATGTCCTGAAGTAGCAAGACGCTACATCTCTGTAAAGGCAGCACGTATCTTCCAAGAGCGGGTTGTAGGTAGTGATACCTTATCAGCAATGAACAGGAATGATGAACAAGAAGCCTTATTTGCCCTCCGAGAGATGGAAGGGGATAATGGCGATTATAACATATTCGATGACAGAAGCACCGCACGAGTGCTTGACCGTTCTATCGGAACAAAGGTGATTTAAAATGACGCTAGTTTCTAAAAGTATTCCAAACCTCATTAACGGGGTTTCACAACAACCACCATCACTCCGTTTAGGAAGTCAAGGTGAGGCACAGGAAAACGGTTTGTCTGATGTTGTGGACGGATTGAAGAAGCGCCCACCTACAAAGTTTTTAAAGAAGCTCGTTAAGTGTAATACTAATTGGCTTGTGAGTACAACAGCTCTACCGCTGCAAGGTAATTTGTCTACTGGTAATGTAGAAACTCTAACATCATCTGAGTTGGGAGCTGCTTTTATACACACTTACAAACGAAGTGATGATGAGCAGTATACTGTAGTCATCCTACCTGATGCCACTACTCCTATTGTTCTAGCTTATGATATTCTAGGTAACTTACGGTATCAGTCTGATAAGTCTAGCTGGCTTGCTGATGGAACCACAATCGCTTACACAATCTTTAACGGGGTTACAGAAGTAGATGACACCTATTATGGTAATGATGATGACACTTCTTACCTAATTGGTTTAAATGCTACAGCCTTTTCAAAGAAAAACATAACTGCAACTTCGGTTACTGATGCTACTTTTATTGTTAATAGAAAAAAGGTAGTAGAGAAAAGTTCTATTATTCTCCCTGAAGATACTCACAACGAAGCCCTTGTTTATTTAAAAAGTGTAAATTACGGTCGTGATTATAATATCAAAATGACGAGTAAAAGCAAAGGTACGGTTATTGAATCTACTGACACAAGTAATAATGATGTAGGCACACCTAATAACAGTTCTGACAATAATAAAGATTTTGAGTTAAAAGTATCTACATTAGTATCAGAATTAAGAGACAATTTAAAAGCTAAAATGAATGTACAGTCTAGTGTTGTTGCTAGTAGAAGGACACCTGCTAGGCAGTCTTTATCTCCTAGTACGCAGTTCGACCAGCTCTGGAATAGAGGTTCGTTATCAATTCCATTTGGCGCTGATAACACTGACACTCAAAGGATGCTTGATGGTGATTTAAACGCCACAGTAAATAAAAACCAATTACATATCACTGCTGGTGGTACAACTGTACCCGCTACAGGTTTCAACCTCACAGCTAATGGTGTGACTATTGCCCATCAATACGCATGGTCTAATACAGGAGAGTCTACTAGCTCATTTAACAGAGGTTTCATACTTTATCGTAGGTACGCTAACAGAGAAATAGTTGTAACCTTATTAGACGCAGACCAAACCAACAACGATGTTCAATTTTACCCAGCCTCTTATAACTCAGAACCTTACTTTATCTGTAGCACAGAAAAATCTACGGATGCGTTAGCTGCTTCCTTTGGTGACTTTGACATCTTAGCAACGGATGATGACGGTGGTGCTAATTTAAGTGTGTTTAAAGATACCGCTAAAACCTTTACCTCTTTACCCGCACAGTGCGTTAATGGGTTTAGAATTGCGGTAGTAGGTGATAACCAGAAGAAAGAAGATAATTTCCATGTTCAGTTTACTGGTGAAGGTGGTAGTGGTTATTGGAAGGAAACCATGAAGGCAGGTTTAGTACATACTTTTGACGTGGCTACTATGCCTCATACATTAAGACAAGGGAGTGACTTACAGTTTAGTTTTAGTGCTGGGGACTGGGACAGTCGTGTAGCAGGGGATGATGATACAAACGGTTTCCCTAGCTTTGTTGGCCAGACCATTAATGATATATTCTTTCACCGTAATCGCTTAGGAATTATAGCAGGTGAGAATGTTGTCTTTAGTGAAGCCAGCAGCTACTTTAACTTCTTTAGAACTACAGTACGGACTTTATTAGACTCTGCTCCTATTGATGTAGCTGTTAGTCAGAATGAAGTATCTGACCTAAAAGCCGCTATCCCTATTCAAGATAACTTATTATTGTTCTCTGAATTAAACCAGTTTACTCTATCAGCAGCACAGCTTCTTACACCTACTGAAGTATCTATAAATCAGTCAACGAAGTTTGAGTGTGATCTAGAAGCCTCACCAGTTGGTGCAGGTACTAGCGTGTTCTTTGCTACTAAGGCTGGTGGTTTTGCAGGTGTTAGAGAATACTATACTAACAACGAAACTGAAATAAAAGATGCAGCCTTAATAACCTCACATATCCCTCAGTACCTAGCAGGTAACATTAGGGAAATGGCATCATCTTCTAACGAAAACATACTCATATGTTTAACTAGCAGTGATAAAAAAGAGTGTTATGTTTTTAAGTGGTATGATCAAAGTAACGAACGCTTACAAAGCTCTTGGTCTAAATGGAAGTTTGCTAAAGATATAGCAAGTACTTCTTTCAATAACTCTAAAATTTACTTTGTCTTCACGGACGGTTCTTTTGAGTATGTAGATCTAGCACCAGCTAGTGTAGAGCCTACAACTACCTTTGGTGGAGCTGGTGGTGGTACGGTAACACCTTTCTCGCCTATATACTTCCCAACAGGAAACGGTAACGGCCAATTTATTACCACAGCTTGGACATCTACACCATCCTTAGGTTCTTATAATCTATCCCGTTCAACTAATACACTAAAGTTTACTTTCTTAAACAACTGGCCTTACTATGACCAGCTAACCAGTATTAGCTTTGGATCTACTGTTTTAAATATTACGGATGCTGTGGTGAGTACAACAGGAAGTATGGGTTATACTTATACTAGATACGCTTTTACTCTAACAGATGCGCAGCTTGCTACTATGGATGCGGACGCTGATAATATAGCAGTAGGTGGAGGGCTTAGGTATCTACCAGCCTCTTTCCAAGTTGGTGGCAGTGCTGAATCTACTATTACCTTTAAGAAGGCTGGCTTAGAAGCTCTCCTAGATCATCAGGTACGCTTAGAAGCCCTTACAGTCGGTGCAGTAGTTACATCCTTAGCAGGATTATATCTACCAACGTCTCTCACGAAGTTTGTGAATTACAAAGGGGAAATTATTGGTACAGGTAACTCTGCTGCCACACAAGCAAAAGTCGTTGCAGCTATTAGCCAGAAAACTCATTTAGAGTCTGGTCAAACTGTTAACGATTATGTCTATGCGGGAGAACCTTACCAATTTAAGTATAAGCTATCTGAGCAGGTCTATAAGCCTGTTGATGGTGACTATACTGATTTAAGTAGGTTACAGCTACGCTCTATATCTTTTAACTACAACGACACAGGTACTTTTGATGTAGATGTTAAGAGTAGAGGCAGGGATACTAAGAAAACAGCCTTTACTGGTCGTATCTTAGGTCAGAAGGATAACATCCTAGACTATTCTCCTGTTGTAGAAAGAGGGTCTATTAAAGTAGGCGTTCAATCACAAGCTAAAGAAACTGAAATAACTATAACTAATGACTCCCATCTACCCTGTGTGTTCCAAAGTGCAGAGTGGGAAGGGTTTATAACACTTAGAAACAAGAGACTATAATATGACACACCATTACAGACCAAGTAAGTTTGAAGACTGCCGTGAGATGGCTCCTAACATGCGCTCACAGGACGTTACTGAGATACTCTATAGTAACGGGTTGGAACCTTATGAATCCCTTAGTGAGTGCTACAGAGGCTCTCAGGAGTGCAACACGGTTATCCATGCGGATGGCAGTATTGTAGGTATGTTTGGTGTGGCTGATTGTGGAGTCTTTGGCAGCCCTTGGTTACTAGGCACAGATAAATTAATAGAAACACGTAGAGAGTTTATCCCGCAAGCAAGAGAGTGGGTAGAACGTATCAATGATACCTACCCCCTTTTGCTTAACTACGTTCATGTAGATAATACAATCTCGAAGAGATGGCTCAAGTCATTAGGCTTTGAGTTCATCCAATTAAATAAAGAATACGGGGAAGGGAAACAACCCTTCTACCAGTTCCTGAGGATTAAGAAAAATGTGTGATCCCATATCAATAACTATAGGCGTGATGTCTATGGCCGCATCTGTATCGGCAGCAAACGCTGCTAGTGATGCCCAAGACGCAGCTAAGGTAGAAAGTGACCGAGCAGCAGTACAAGCTAAAGTAGATGCTGACCGCCAGATTAACTTACAACAACTACAGAACGATGAAGCAGCCGCTGTAGAAGCATTCAGTAACGATGCTAGAACTAAAGAATTAGTAGCAAGGTCTGTGGTAGCAGGCGGTGAGTCAGGCGCTATAGGTAATACTAACGATGCCATCATTGCAAACGTCATGCGTCAAGGCTTAGAAGCCAACACTATGGTTACGCAGAACCTCGGTAGAGAAACTGCACAGCTAGGTGAGACAAGATTAGGACAACAATCAACATACCAATCTCGCATTAACGCAGTATCAGGTGGTGCAGGTGTATCGTTTGGTCAAGTATTAGGAGCAGCCGCACAAGGTGCTCAAACCGGAATGTCTGTGCGTGGTGGTATGAACAGTATTGGCAAGAACAAAGCTGGTGGCGTTACTAAGATTAAAGCAAACACAGGCAACGTCTCCGCTAATAACTATACAGATTATAGCAACGTATCATAGGATAACATAATGGCATTAAATAAATCACAAGCTGAGGCTGTAAACTTCGGCAACGCAGTTGCAACGAAAGCTTATGAGAAAAAGGCTGGACTTGTTGACACCTTTGTACGAACAGAAACGGCTGAACAGAAGCTTGCTAAAAGTGGTAAGATGCAAACAGCACAGGCTTTGGAAGCTTTAGCTAGTCTTGGCGGCACAGCCGTTAAAGGTAAAGCGATGGAGCTGGAGCAGAAAGCGCAGCGTCAACAAGCTGCCTTAGCAACGACCACAGCACAAGCTATCGAAGACCTCCAAGAAGGCCGTATCCAAAGCTTAACAGAGAGTGAAGACTACGCTGACTTACCTGTGTATTTACAAATACAGTTAGCACAGGATGTAGGTAAGCAAGAAGCTACAAAAGCTTTCCAACAGATCCAACTGGAGTATGACGCAGCCGGAACACTACACAGTGATGACGCTGCTTACACTGCATTAAGAAACGGACAATTTACGTCAACAGATGCAGAGGACGGTGTAAGTCTTCACCGCCAGATGGCACGTAACAATGCCCTAGAAGGTTTCTTAGGGAAGTTAGACGTACAGAACAACAAGTATAAGTCAGCAGAGAACCTTGACAAACTCGGAAGAGCCTTTGGTAACTCTATTAATGATATGGTTGTAGCTGGTGCAGAGTCTACTGGCTCTGAAATATGGAGCAACATAGTTGAGTTAGATAAACAATTAGCGGCTACTTCTGGGCTAACTAACGGCCAACGTAAAAAGATTATATCTGAAAGAGTTATGGCACTAGCTATATCTACAGACAGTTTAGAATTATTAAACCCTGATAACATCCCTGACTTGTTTCAAGACCCTATGACATTAAACAAGTTTGCAGATACCAAACAAAGATTAGAGAATAAAGTTAAATCAGATTTAATAACTGAGAACCAACGTATAACAGCAGAACGTACTAATGCTAAATACAAAGCACAAGATGATGCTCACTCAGGTGCTTTAGATGCTAAAGTTAATGATGTGGGTTTTGACAATCTAAGTATGTTTGAACAAGAGGCTTATCTTACACATCGTAACAAAGCAATTGTTGATGACAAAGTATCCGCAGCTAACTATAATAACACTAAAGAACTCATAGAACTCTCAGCGATAGCCGACAGTGAATTCTTAACGGATAAGAACGGTAATGTAATAAATGACATTGCTGGTGATCCTGTCAAGATGACTCCAGAGTCTCTTACAGCTTATCTACAATCTAAAGGTGATATTAACTCTAACGCTACAACCACCCTTATGGGTGAGCTAGATACTATCATGCAGTTGCGTGGGTTAGAAGAAATGTACAAGCCTGTAGGTAACGAAATTAGTAAGTTAATTTCAGAGAAAATTGAGATGGGTTCTATTTACCCTGACCGAACACAAACAAAAATAATTAGAAAGGCTCGCACCTTTTATCGTAAAAAGTTATCAGAGATGATGACTGCTAACGAGGGTAAACCTTTAAGCTTTGGTCAGAAAGATGAGTTACAAGAGTTAACCGAAGAGTATGCTGAAGATCAGTTAACTAAGTTTGATTTCAAAGGTGATGTGAATGAAGGTAACGAAGGTGAAGTAAGTTTAGACGGTACAGTTAATAACTCCACTGACACCCCAGAACCAGATGCAGCCCTTTCTCAAGAAGACTTAGATATTTATAACCAGTATGTAAGGGGTAAGCCTGAAGAGGAAGCTAAATGGTTAGCGGCTGGTAAGTCAATACCTCAAGCTAATGAAGAGTTAAAGAACTCAACTCTCGATAATATCACTGAACAGATTGGGGACATTACCGAAGAGCTACTAGAAGATTATTCTGATGAAGATAGTCCTCTAGGTAAAATAGGTAAGGAACGATTTGAAGAACAGAGAGCAGAGTTAGAGGCAAAAGTATTAAGCCTTGAAGAACAACTTACTGAATCACAATCTATGAGTGAATCTCAATTCTGGGCTAACAAGCTTAGAATTATAGAGAGCCAAACTAAACCTCGTGGTGCGCTACGGGTTAGGTTGAGAAACGAAGAGATTGCTAAAATTAAACTAAGACTTTCTGAAGCTGAGGCTCAAGAGTCTGAATAGGAGAGATCATGGCAGAGCCATTTGATTTAGATGCGTACCTCAACAAAGATAAAAAGACAGAAGAGTTTGATCTGGATTCGTATCTTGGACAAGGTACTCAACCAGTACAAACGAACACTGCCATACCTCAACAACAGTTTGAAACGAACGACAAAGGTTACACACAGTTCGCTGAGATACAGCAAGATATTGATCATAAAACTCTACAGGGTAACGACTCATGGATTAAAGGTTCTCAAAACTTCTTTAAGATGACTTATGGCTACGTCCCACAAGTAGGGGATGAAGAGTTAGAAGGTTATGACGGTGAAAGCTACCGTGAGAAGATTGCTGACTACGGCCTTAAACAGATGGCTGGTTTTAACTTCAACATTGGTGACATGGCTATAGACACTAAACGTGTCATGTCGAGTGACCAAGAGATGAAAGAGTCTTTTGTCTACATGTTAGATCAGTATGATGCAGTCAACTCTAGCTGGCACACAGCAGGTCAGGCTGGTTGGGAAATGTTTACGGACGTTACTAACTGGGCTGGCGTACTCACGCTAGGAACAGCGGCAGTGGCCTCTCAGACGGCTAAGTTTGCAGGTAAGAAAGTTCTATCTGAAACCATTAAAGCTTCTCTTAAAAAGTCAGGTGAGTACAGCGTCAATGCTGCTACTAAAGTTGGCTTAAACAGTTCTATGAAACGTGCAGGTGCTCTTGCAGGTGCAGAGGGCGCATTACACACTGGTCTATCAGACTCTATGCAACAGAATGTTCGTATAGATGCCGGAGCACAGGATGAGTACAGCATAGGGCAGACAGCCGCTATGACTGGTATAGGTCTTGTGGGTGGTGCTGTTCTAGGCTCTGGTTTAGATTATGGTATCACTAAGACTGCTAAACATTTTGCTGATAAGAAGTTAGCTGTACAAGTTGATAAGGTTAGAGAAGAGATTGCAGTTGATGTAGCTAAAGGCGCACGTAAAGCTCAAGAGATTATTGATAACCCTACAACGATGGTTACAGAGGCTATTGACAATGGAGCTTCTCCTGAAGAAATCCAAAGAGCCTTTGACATTGAAGTTGCAGGTAGATCATCTACTATTGGTGAGGAAGTAATAGACCCTAAGGTCTTATATAGACAAGGTGATGAGGAGGGTGTCTGGTGGAGCAGTGAGGAAGGATATGCTGATTTATATCGTGACCCTACTCGTCCTGATAGAGCCGGTAAGGCTAAACAGATAGAGGTAGATTTAAATAGTGTCAAGATGTTTGATTGGCCCGCTAAGGAGGTAGAAGGTAATAAGTTCCTAAGTAACAAATCTGATGCTGAGATGGATAAGGCTTTAAAATCTCGTGGTTATTCTGGTGTGATAATCTTAGGTGAAAATGGTGAGAAAATCTATAGATTTATAGATTCACCACGTAAACTTAAGGCTGCGGCGGAAGCTAAGAAACTCGATGCTAAGGCAGCTAAAGTTGACTCGTCTGACCCTAGACCTACCAAGGCTCGTGCAACACCTCGTCTATTCCACAATGCTTTTGATCTAATGGATGTGATGTCTGATCCTAACTCAGTGGGTAAAGTTATTGATGACTTTGAAAAGAATCAATACACACCTAAAGAGTATACCCAAGTTCTCCGTATAGCGAATGAAGCTAATGAGTTAATGGGACAGGATGTGCTTAAACTGCACGGGTTGATGTCTAAAGGTAATTTGTCTGAAGTAGAAACAAAATCTTTAAACGAACAGATAGAAAAAGCCTTGTCTCTATATGATCGAGGAGCAGCAGTAAGAGAACACGTTAACGCTTATAGCGGACGTAACTTACAAGCTATCCAAGATTACATGAACTACCGTAAGAACATTGGTGAGCCTCTGAAGGAAGAGGAAATCAATGCAGCACATACTAAACTTTACAAGAAAGAAGTCGCTGCACTAGATACAAAGTATGAAGCAGAGATTGACGCTATAGGTAAAGATGGTAAACCTAATGTACACGAAAGACTTGTCGAAGTAATGAAGAGACGTGAAAGCGATCCTACACGCCTTGACTTGCTTAATGAGTTAGACAAACGAGATCCTCTAGGAAATTGGAAGGGTGAACCTTCTACGACTATGGAGAAGGCTGTTGAGTTATCTATCTCAGGTGTCTTTAGTCCGTCTACCGTTGTCTATAACACTGTATGGCCAATGCTTAAAACATATGCCTACCCAGCTTTAGATACAATCTTTGATAATCCTTTATCTTTAATGAAGTGGAGAAAGACTCTACGAGTTTATGCTCAAATGTTTGGTGCTACAGCAGCAGCTAAGAAGTCAGCTAGAGCCGCAGCAGCTTACGAACAAACACTTCTCACTCAAGATCCTCAAAGGTTCTATGAGGGTGGTATAAAGATCGATGGTAAGGTTGCAGGGTTCCTTAGAACCTTCCCTAGATTGTTAGGTGCGTCTGATGCGTATAACCAAGAGATTGCTTCTACAGCAGTTCTTGCAGCTAATGCTTTTGATTCTTTAGCTACTAAAGCTCATGCCGATGGTTTGCGTGGAGCTAAGTTAAGAAAGTATGTAGATGATAATATCAAAGCAGAAATCGATAAAGGTTATGACTATGACATGACTATCAACAAGCTCAAACCTTTCTATGAAAAAGGTAAGTCCTTAAAGTACTCAGGTAAGAAGCTTGAAGATTATGTCTTAAAAGAAATGAAGAAGACTGGTACAGATGGAATGAGACGGCTTAAAGATGCTGATGCTCTCGATGCTGTACAGACTTTATTGTACAAGAAAGAGTTCCGTAAGGACGGTGATGGTTTTACTGGTAAGGTAGAACACTACGCTGCTAAGTACGAAGACTTTGTTAAGGACAATCCTTGGTCAAAGTTCTTTGGTAACTTATTCTTCCGGACACCAGCTTGGTTGTTCAACGAGTCGTTACGTCTTACTCCAGCAGTTAATGGTTTACTCCCGCAGTTCAAGAATGATTTGTCAGGTGCCAACGGCATTGCTCGTCAGAACAGAGCTAAGACAGAAGCGGCTGTAGGTTATGCTTGGATGATGTATGTAGCTACGAAGTGGGCGCAAGGTGAAATGACTGGTAGCCCTGAGCTTGATTACACCAAAAAAGGTGAACGTAATCGATCTACAATGCGTCCTTTGACTATTAAAGATCCTTTCTTCCTCGATGGCGGAAAAGAAGTTGAGTTTAGACGTTGGGAACCTTTACGTATTCCAGCGACTATCGTTATCAACGCTCTTGAAGGTTATATGGATCATACCGAACTCAAGAACATGAATGGTTACGAAGAAGGTGATGGAGTTATTCCTGATGATGTAATGGCAGGTTTAGGTATTGCTTTTGCAACTGCAATAGCGGCCTTTAAAGATTCAGCCTTAACACAAGGTGTTACTGATACAATCGGTACGGCTGTTAAGCTAACTGGTTTCTTTGAAGATCCTAATGGCGAAGATCAGCAGAAGGGTAGTGAACTCTTAGGTAACTTCTTAGTCAAGAAAGGAACGATGATTGCTCCTAGCACTATTAAGAAATCTCAAGAAGCTTTCATGGGTCAGGATGAACTGACTTCTATTGTTGGAATGGGCGATAGATGGACATCCTTATGGTCACCTAATGCTACTTCTATCCCAAGACAGTATGACATCTTTGGTAACGTGGCGAAGCGTCCAGCTTCTTACACACAGATTACTGGTTTTGGTTATGCGAAGGCTGATGATTTAAGTGCAGGCCGCTCAGAAGATGAGATGGCTGTTCTTGATTATGTTGCCGACTTGGAAGAGTTAGGCTTTGGTAGTTTAACAAGAGCTAAGTATCGTGACGCTAGGTTTGGTAAAACAGATCTACGAACTATTGATACAACTCTTGAAGACGGTTCAGTCGTATCCGTGTTTGATGCAATGATGCAGCAGCTTCAAAAGAACAGAGGTGCGCTTGTTGATGCGTTACTACCTTTAACAACAGCACATGACATGCCACTAGGCAGTCCTCGTGAAACTGGAACTTATGGTATTCGTGTTAAGAAAACTAAAGAGTTTATTAACAACCATCGTAACCAAGCACTCGATATGATTATCGCTCGTGATGAAACATTACGTAAGCAATCCTTCGACAGGACAATAAAGAATCTTAATGACTCTCAGGGTCGTTACAATCAATAATTAATAGGAAAAATAATGGCAAACTCATATATATACTATGCCGGTAACGGTAGTTTAAGAACTTTTACTACACCGCCATACCTTGAGGAATCTCATTTAGAAGTGGTAGTGGATGGGGACGTGCAGACATTAGGTGTGAATTACACATTAAGTGGTACATCTCTTACTTTTGCTGTAGCTCCCGCAAATGCGGTTGAGGTACGTATAGCAAGAAGCTCTAGCAGAGACGCAAGACTTACAGATTACTCTGACGCTTCTCTACTGACGGCTGATACTTTAGATTTAGATTCTAATCAGTTATTCTATCTATCTCAGGAAGCCTTTGATACAGCTTCTGAAACAAACATCTCAGGTACTAAATTTTACACAGCTTCAACTGCGGTTCCTTCTGACCCTATAACAGGTAATCTTTGGTTTGATATAAACACAAAGAGTCTTAAAATTTATGATGGTACTGTTTGGAAGTTAGCTGTACCTACTAACAGCTCGCATAAATTTGAAATATTTAGTAATGATGAGGCTGGTTACAGCTATGTCTCTTTAGGCTCAGTTGATAATAGTGCTTTAGTTTTTCTAAACGGTGTTAAGCTAGTACGTGCGGAAACTAAAATAAATGTGGTGGCTATCGTAGGTGCTGATGATTACTTTGTTGATCTTACAAACAATCGTATTTACTTTGCAACTTTAAATGCTGGCGATGTAGTAGAGGTTGTAGTTAATCTCATTAATAACACAGGCGGCACTAATACTACTATAATTGATGGTACTACTACTGTAATTGGCGGTGGCGGTGGGGGTAATATTGCATTAACGCTACAAGATGATGGCTCTTATATTATCACTGATTCTTCAACCAATGTTTCTATTGTAGTGGCTGATGGTAATGACGGTTCTGTACCTATCCCCACAATAACTGATAACGGTAATGGTACTTACACTATTGATAACGGAGCTGGTGACGTTGTTACATTTTCGGACGGTGTAGATGGAGAGCCTCCAGTAAAGGGTGTTGATTACCTTGATGGCGACACAGGGGCTTTCAAAAGTTTTATCTTTACCACGGCTGGTTCACGTCCTTTAACTCCTACAGGCGGCACGTTTGATGGTACTTCTGAGACTTTCCCTACAAGTTGGTATGACTCACCCACAGCTTCTTTACTAGATATTGAGTGGGTATCTACAACTAGGTACGTTGAAGTTAACGGTGTTTGGTCAAACAACGGGTGGTCTTTACCTAAATTATTCTACCGACAAGGTGATTCTGGCGCTGCTGGTACTCATGGTACTAATGGTACTAATGGTATAAATGGCGTAGGTGGTTCTACCGGCCCTGCGGGTGCAGACGGTACTAATGGTACAAACGGTACTAATGGTACAAACGGTATTGATGGCGCTCATGGCACATCTGTAAGTATATTAGGTACTTTAGCGAACGAGGCTGCTCTGAGTAGCTTGTCGTCTGTGACTTTAGGGGATGGTTATATAATTGACGGTGATTTATATGTTTGTACAAGCACAACAGCCCCTATAGACGTTAATGATTTTACTAATGTAGGTCAAGTCAAAGGTGATGCTGGAGTTGATGGCGCAAACGGCGTTAATGGCGCTAATGGTACTAATGGTACTAATGGCGCTGATGGTGTTGATGGAGCTGCTGGTGCGGATGGTGCTGACGGAGCTACCGGCCCTGAGGGTGCTCGGACTTTTCTTCATTACGCTTACGCTAATTTTCTTGGTGGTGTAGTATCAGACTTTAGTGTTGATCTTCCAAATGGAAGAAATTACTTAGGTATTTACGTTCAAACTGTAGCTGCGGGTATTATACCTCCCGATCCAACAGACTACGCTGTTTATACATGGCAATTAGTTAAAGGTGCTGATGGTACAACTATAGACTGGAAAGGTGAGTACGCTGATCGAGCTACTTTTGTGACTGCAAACACTCCTCTAGCTGATGGTATGGCTTATTACGATGTAGGCGCTAAAAGAAGCTATATCTACCAAGATACTGCGTATTACCAAGTAGCAGCAGACGGAGACAGCGGTACTGATGGTGTCGCTGGTATGGTCTGGAAAGGTGAACTAGCCTTGCCACCAGAACTTCCTACATATTCAAATGGTACTACTAATCACATGGCGGCAGCTAACTGGGCTTACAAAGACACAGGTGGTGCTTTTACAGGTCAAGTAAGAATTTATGACGCTGTAGGACAAGCTTGGGAACTCATGGTTGAGTCTGGTACTAACGGTACTAATGGCGCTGATGGTGTTGATGGTGTTGATGGTATAAATGTTTATGTAGCATACAACTATAATAATATTGCAGTAACACCCACTAAACCTAGCAATGCTTGGTTTGGAAACGGTGTGGCTACAAATGGTGGTTGGACTAAACAACCATCTGCCAGTGTTAATTGGATGGTACAAAGATTTGGACGTAATACCTCAGAAGGTTCATGGGGAAACCCTATTCAGATCTCAGGTGCAAACGGATCTAACGGTACACACGGTACTAACGGTGCTGGTCAGTTCTCTGGTAATATGGCAACCACTTCTTTTACTAATCAACAAGCAACTAATCTTATACAAGCTAGAGCAAAGAGACTCCCTGTTATAGGTGATGTAGTTACGTTATCACAAATAGATAACAGAACTAACTTAGTGACTAAAATATGTGGCAGTGTCAATGAGGCAGGTATTGGGATATTTGATCAAACTGTTGTCTTATACATAGATGGCGGTTTAGTAGTTGATGGTAGTATTACAGGCAATAAAATACTTGCTGGTTCTATAAGCACATCCTCAATGACTGTAGATACTATTAATGCTAACATAATTAAGGTGAACACGCTCGATGTAGCCGGTAAAGCTTATCAGGGTTCTGTTGGTATAAACGATGGTGTCTCAGGTGTGTCTATAGGATTACCTGACTCAAGTGGAGTATCAGTAAGTAACTTTATTGATCAAATACCCAACCATATAGCTAAAACAGAGATAGAAGGTGGTACTGTTTTTACAAATATAACGTATGTGCCTATGTATCCTGACTTAGCAGATGTTGTTGCTTCTGGCCCTAATGCTTCTTACATTGAATACATGCAGTCACAAACTATTGCAGTTCCTAGTAACCCAGTTACTACACCTACTACTATAGTTGGTGCTGTTATGGGTGGCGCTCCTTTATTAGCACACACTTTCAAGACTTATAACTTTTCTGGTACTAAGGCTTTTAATATAAAGAGTGAGTTTAATAGTGTGGGTAATTTTGATGCCGACTCTACTACTGGTTTTGCGTTAGTTTGCGTCCAAACGGACGATGTGACTAATTTTGGTTCTAGCAATCCTGCTGATTATATGTTCACAGTGGGGACTAAAACTATTGGTGATGGACAACAGAATTATAGCCTATCAAACTTAACAACATTAGAAGGCAATAAAGATTATACTGTATGGCTTTTCGGTCTTTTTAATGATGTAGAAGCAGACACAGCTATAGGTCGTGGCATTAACAACGCAAATATAACAGTACAGGGGTTAAACATATGAGTTATCTTAATTTATGGAGTGAAGTAGATAAAAAACGAAGGGCATCTTTAAAAGCTAGTGATTGGACACAAGTCACTGACAGCCCTCTCTCGGATGAAAAAAAAGCAGAGTGGGCGGTTTACCGTAAAGCTTTGCGTGATATGCCATCCAAATGGTCAGAAATGGTGGATAAGGCAGCTATAAACCCATATTCCACACCTGACCTATTTCCAACTAAACCATCTAAATCTTAAACAAAGGAAACACAAATGCCACAATTATCAAACATTAACGCACCTTACCGCCCTAAAATGAGCGGTGGGGGTCGAGGACTGGTTCAATATGTTAAAGAAGGTTCATTGACTGGCGCTTTATTTGGGAGTCTAAACGGAGTTGATTATCATCTTATCCACTCATTTACTGAAAGTGATATTAAAGAGTTAGCTTTGCCTCCATACGTTATAATTTCAGGGGCAGTAGAGAATCATACTACTCCTGTAAACGATGGGTCTAAGTGTTATCTTAATGAAACTAGGTAGGGGGCTGTATGATTAAGAATATAGTACAACCTTTTGTCTCGTCTCTTATAAATGATCTTACCCCTGCTGGAGAAGGTGAAGCCTACTTCGGTGGGGGGTTTGCAAACGCAATGTCCACCAACACTGGCCCGTCCCTGAGTGCTGACCAAACCTATGTTATCTTCGGTGTTCTATCTAATACGCCTTGGGGTTCTGGTTATGGGTTTGCAGACGGAACCGCAGTCGATGTGACTAGAACAGCGGGTAGTAATCCGTACAATTATACTCTTGAACTCGGTGGTGTTACTTATAAACACCCTGCGATAGTCGAGTATAACCAGTATGGCGCTCGTAACGCTGTAGTAGAGTTTGACTATTTTGACCAAACAGGCAACCACCCTACGAATAACTGGTTGAATTTCGTGTCGATTAATAACGGAGCAGGTGGTGGTGCTCCCACTTTCATAGGTGGCCCATACTGGCATAGAGCTAACGAATTTCAGGATCAATACCGATCCACTGGTGCTCAGTACAAGCGCTATGGGAGTTATGGTGGCGGTATGTTTCTGTTGAATAGTGTTAATAACGAGAAAATCATAACGTGGGATCTTAATTAATGATTAATCTATATGAAAATAATAACGTCACAGGCGACTTAGTAGAATCTATCTACACACCTAATCAAGCATACTTTGATGAGTATACTTCAAACATGGGTATGGAAGATAATTCTAAAGTCCTTGATGCGTTAAAATGGAAATTAACAGAAGATCAAGGTCACGGTGTTAAAAAGGTTTTATCGCTAGAAGAAGAAGACGGTGATGGTGAAGGTTTGTTAGAGTTACTAATAGACGGTGCAAAAGCTTTCTCTTCTATTAACTTTAGCTTAATACCTTTCGAGGATTTTGCCGAACCACTCCACACGTATCTACAAAGTGTTGGGGTCAACAAACTCATTGCTTGGGCAAAACCTGAAACTACTGATGATGTTGCTTTACTAAACGCACTTAACAGACCTGATTTGTATAGTGTTGTAAGTAGCTCAGCCTCAACCTTTGGTGGAAACTCAGACCTTCACAATTCTATCACTTTAGACTTACTTTAAGAGGTTACTCATTATGACTAAGGCAAGAACCTTAGCAGATTATGTACCATTCGATTCAACAGGGGTGCTTACGAGCGCCTCTACGTTAGACGCAACTAAACTTTCAGGAAATCTACCAGCTCTTAATGGGTCGGCACTGACTAACTTAGCTGCTGGTGGGACTAATACTCCTAATTTTAGAGCAACTTTAAGCTCTTCAACAAGTGCTTTATCAACTTCTACTTGGACTAAAATTTCTCCTAACACAGAAGCATACGATAGTAACAGTGCTTATACAGGAGGTACTTTTACAGTACCAGCAAATGAAGGCGGTCTTTATTATATCTATGGGACGGCTATGTTTAATAATGCAACAGTAAAAAGACCAACTTTAGCTATCTATGTAAATGGCTCAAGAGTTTTTACTCGGTCGCCTTTTGATGAAAACATAGATGTATCTGGGTATCAAGAAGTAACAATTAATACAACTTTAAGTTTATCTGCAACAGATACAGTTGAGCTTTACGCTTTTACCAGTGTTTCAGGTGTTCCTATTTATGGAGATGCTAGTTTACAGAACAACCCAGCTTCTTTTGGGGCTTATAAATTAATAGCATAAAGGACAACACATGGACGACCTAAAACAACACGTTGACCGCCTAGAGTGGCGAGTCGATGCACATGACGAACAGTTAAGCGCCCTCACAGCTCAGGCTGAGGGTCTTAGAAGTATGCTCGACAGTATTAACCGAACCTTAATGCAAATTAAGTGGTTAGTAGTGGGAGGAGCTGTTGTTTACTTTGCACAGGAGATGGGATTTTCACAATTCATTAAAGTTATCGGAGGAATATGATTGGTATAACAGATTTAATTGCAGGTATCTTTAAACCTGCTGCTGACCTAGTTGACAAACTCCACACCAGCGATGATGAACGCTTGCGAGCCAAAGGGCATCTTTTAGATGTCCAAGCGGCTGCAATGCAACGTGTATTTGATTACGAAACAGAGATGATCAAAGGACAGCAAGCTATAGTGTCCTCAGAGGCTAAGAGTGAGCACCTCATCGTTGCTGCATGGCGACCAATAACAATGCTTACCTTCTTAGTACTTGCCGTAGGGGACTCTCTAGGGCTTCTGGCAACACCTCTCAGAGATGAAGCTTGGATGCTATTACAACTTGGCCTTGGTGGTTACGTTGTAGGTAGAAGTGGAGAGAAGATAGCGAAAGTAATGAAAGGATAAATATGAAAGATTTACTAAGCGAGTTGCACGAAGGTGTGACTAAAGAATTATTAGCAAGAGTCAAATCAGGAGAAGCTACGCCAGCGGAGTTATCAGTTGCCGTAAAGTTTCTCAAAGACAATGGAGCGAGTAACGATATAGTTACTGCTGAGTCTCCTATGGCAAGCTTATTGACAGCACTACCTTTTGAAGAGGCAACTCATTAATGCGTGACTATAAAAAAGAATACGCCAACTACCAAGGTAAGCCAGAACAGATAGCACGTAGATCATCCCGTAATAAAGCCAGACTTAAAATTAAGAAGACTGTGGGAGCTGCGGCTATCAAAGGTAAAGACATAGATCACAAAGATCGTAACCCTAATAATAACAGTAGATCAAACCTTCGCATCTCCAGTGTGAAGCGTAACAGGAGCCGTAATGGATAAGATGCCAGAGCAGTTAAAAGACTTCCGTAACTTCATGTATATCGTTTGGAAGCACCTTAACCTGCCTGATCCAACTCCAGTTCAATATGACATGGCTGAGTTCATCCAAAACTGTCCTCGTAGATCAATCATCGAGGCTTTTCGGGGTGTAGGTAAGTCATACATCACTGCTGCATTCGTGGTACACCAATTACTTCTAGATCCACAAAAGAAGTTCATGGTTGTGTCGGCCTCTAAACAGAGAGCTGATGATTTTTCCACATTCACTCAACGTCTGATCTTAGAACTCCCCATGTGCCAACATCTCATAGCAACAAGTGAGCAACGGTGGAGTAAGATTGCGTTTGACGTAAGACCTGCGCTGGCTAGTGGTAGTCCTTCTGTTAAATCAGTCGGTATTACTGGTCAGCTCACAGGCAGTCGGGCAGACATTATCATTGCAGATGACATCGAAGTACCTAATAACTCTATGACTCAGATGATGAGAGAGAAATTAGGTGAAGCTGTTAAGGAATTTGACGCTGTACTCAAACCAGAAGGGAAGATCCTCTATCTGGGAACACCACAGTGCGAAATGAGTCTTTATAATACACTCACAGAGCGTGGATACCAGATGAGAGTCTGGACAGCTCGCTATCCTTCCATTGAGTACGCCGAGAAAGCCTATGGTGAGCGTTTAGCCCCTATGATGTGGAAAGCTATGCGTGAAGCAGCAAATCCCATAGACGGCCAACCAGTAGATCCTAAGCGATTTGATGATGATGACCTACTTGAGCGTGAGTTATCTTACGGTAGATCAGGTTTTGCACTACAATTTATGCTCGATACAAGCCTATCGGACACCGACAGATACCCTCTGAAGCTCTCAGATCTTATGGTTATGTCTATCGATAAAGACAAGGCACCCGAGAAGCTCGTGTATGGCGTTATGAAGGAGGTTAAGGATCTCCCTAATGTTGGCCTTAGTGGTGACAAGTTCTTCGCTCCAGAGGCTCTCCTTGGCTCCTACGTGGACTATGACGGCTCAGTGCTAGTAATAGATCCATCTGGTAGAGGTCAGGATGAAACAGCCTATGCAGTCGTTAAGATGCTTAATGGTTACTTGTATGTCGCCGCTTGCGGAGGTATTAAGGGTGGTTATAGTGAGCAGACACTAACTAGACTGGCTCACATAGCTAAAGACCATAAAGTAAACATGCTCCTCATAGAGAGTAACTTCGGTGACGGAATGTTTACAGAACTGATTAAACCTATACTAAAGAAGATATACCCTGTTACAACTGAAGAGGTGCGACACAGCAAGCAGAAAGAGCTGCGTATCATTGATACACTTGAGCCAGTTATGAACCAGCACAAGTTGATCATCGATCCAAAGGTCATTCAACAAGACTTTGATAGTGTCCAACACCACCCAACTGAGAAAGCTCAGAAATACATGCTTACATACCAACTGACTCGTGTAACAAAAGAACGAGGCTCCTTAGCACATGACGATAGGTTAGATGCTCTGGCAATGGGTGTAGCATATTGGGTAGAACAGATGGCAGCAGATGTTGACACAGAAATGAGAGAGCGTAAAGAACAAGTACTCATGAATGAGCTAGATAAGTTTGTTAATGGCTTTAATCTTAAATCATCATCACAAAGGGCTAATACATGGATATGACAGACGTACCAATGGTAAGACTAACATGGAAGGATGCCATAGATTCAGATGGTACATGGACAGATGTGGAGACTATATTAGATCATGAACCAGCTACCTGTCAGGAAGTAGGGTGGCTAGTCCACAATGACCCTGATAAGTGCATTATCATGAGATCTAGAATAGTAACTGAGGATAATGAGCTAGAAGAGGGTAGTGCGTACATCGCTATTCCTCAGTCTTGGGTGATAAAAGTAGAGGAATTAACCCCCAGCCTGTCGGCTGTGTAAGTGCTTGATACTACTAACAAGTCTCGAAGGTTCCCCTATTAGGAAGAAGCTCCCCCCGCCCCCTTTGATATACTATAGTATATAGAGTAGTAACTCTTATATATCTTTAGGTATCTTAGGAGCCTGTAGGATTCCTTAAGTGTTCTTAGGAGCCTGTAGAATATCTTAGCATACTTCCACCACACACCTATCTAGGAGGTGATCCCGTACTTCCCTTAGAAACCTAAGTATTTCGTTAAACTCCCTACTGTAATCATTGGGTTTCTCAGGGAGTCTTGGGGATGGACTAAATCATCCCCCTCTTTTCACCATAATAGCTCCCAAACACCCCCTACTTTTGACAGAAATCTTAGGGAAAGTGTCGTGTTTTTGTCACGAAAAACTCACGTTAAGTATCGACATAGCTCCCGCTAGTGTTCATGAAGTAGCCTTTAGTGTACACATGGATTAGCCTCATTTTGAAGCAAAAATCTGAGGTGGTATATCGATATACGAGATGGCAGTATTCCCCCATGCCCTCAATGCGAATGATTCTCATTCACTGTCACGCAAATGCGAATGATTCTCATTAACATCTTTTAGGACACGCTAAGGGACACAAATGCGAATGATTCTTGTTCCTATATAGGTGGACACCAGATTGATAATCAGATGCCAAGTTAATGCGAATGATTATCATTAAGATTCTATGGTATCTTTGTCGTTAATGCGAATGATTCTCATTATCATGTGTCTCTCTTTGTCTCTATCTGTTTTTTCATTTAATGCCAACTATTAACACTTCAAACACTTGCACTATCCTATAGACCGTGTACACTTGTTAACAAGTCGAGCGATTAACGCTTGCCACTTTTGAGACTACCACCATGAAATTACAAGCGACTCGATTAGAAGTATTAAACAGCGATAAGCTAACACCTTTGGCGAAACAATGGGCTA